TTGCGAATTATGGATTCGCCCTTTGCCGGAAAGTTTTGGGACGCCTTTAATGAAGTCCCTTGGTGGCGCATCCTAGATATTCTTGCCAAGCACGGACACGACATTAACGACATGCAATGCTATCAGCACTGGTTGGCACAGCAACCAAAGCGCAAAGCCGCGTAACCACTCAGCACATCTGAGATCACTCTAAAAACTTCGTCGGCCGCCCTCGTGTTTTCGCGAGGGCGCTAGGCGAACTCGTACCTAAAAAAGGACACGCCATGAAGCACCTCAAGAGCTTCTTCGGCCACAACAGCCGCACGGGTTTCAGCGTCGGCGCCATCGTAGCCGTTGCATTCGCCTCTGTGGCATGCCTCTACGGCCTGATGAGCGGCCTTTGCTATTTCATGAAATGGGCTTATCTCGCAGGTTATGCGCCATTTTGAAGGAGAGTTCAATGAGCTGGAATTACCCGGACGGCTTCGATCCGCGCCTGTTAGATCGGAAGCTTGATATCGAATCCGATTCGGATGAACTGGCGCATCAGATTCTTGAGAACGAAGGTCCTGCGGCTAGCTGCACGCTCTTTGATGCTGGCGAGTACCTGTTCGACTTCTTCAACAACACACCAATCCCGCCTGACTTCTTAGAGGAATTCGCTCAGTTGACAACTCAAAAGATTCAAGCACTGCGAGCACAAAAATGAACACAAAAACTACGACTGCACAGGTTCTGGGAAAAACATTCCCTCATCCGATCTTTGAATTCATCGATACCGTTGCCTTTTTGGTGGCAGAAGATGAATCGCACCCAATTGAAAAAGCGGCGAAAGATGATATGGATGGCTTCCAAGCCACATTCATCTACATGGCCAAGGCGGCAACGCCTGTAGAAGCTGCGTCCGGAGATTACAAGTCCGTTCACGCCGCAATCCTCCAGTACGCGACCACGCTTGCCGCGTACTACTGGAAGATCAAACACGCCGACGACGACGCAGAAGATGCAGAAGTCGCGAGACGCGCATTGCCGCCGGCGATTGCACGAGCTCTGCCTTATGTCGCCGCCTAAACCGATTTTTTCGCCGCAGGCCGCACGAGCTTCTGACGAGAATGCTCCGATCCGCACGACCAAGTACGTTATTCCGCCTGATGCGGTTCGATTAACTCCTGACGGAAAGCTGGACGAACAGCGTTTGCAAGAGGTGATCAGTCACATCGAGCCTTTTGATAAAGGACGGAGGCTGCGGCGATCTGATGAATTCAGGGCTCTGGTAGAAAAAGCTTTGAAGCTCTCGGTTTCGCAACTCGTAATCAGCAGAGTCACAGGGGCATCAGTCACTTATGTGCGAAGGGTCGATGCTGAAATTAAGAGCAGATGCCAGAACAAAAAAATCAGTGAGGAGATTCGCCAACAGGCCGCTCCACTTAGAGGACCATCAAATAGATACCCCAAAGCATTTCGCCAACTAACCGCGGAATGCATAAAAAACGGCAAGTTAAATGTAATAGAGCTGTCTCACGCTCTGGGCGTAAATCCTGAATACGTCCGGAACGTGAAACGCGAGATGCAAGGTTTGCAAAAGCCGAAATGCGTCTCCCCTCCTGAGATCGAAGAAGAAGATCCCGTGCTTCTTCCTGAAAGACGCCTCATGAATTGCGCGTCGTCTTTCAACGTTGTGCAGTGCGGCGGACGGCACGAAATCACCTGCTTCGACAGTCGTGGCGCCCAGATCGGACGAATGATCGTCGAACTTCATAGAGAAGGCAAACCCACTCCGTCATACGTGATCGTGATCGACCAGAACGGTCGGTCAGAGTCGTACTTCAACGGCGGCGAGCGCCTCGAATTCCTGCAAAAGCTTACGGGTCAAAAGCTATGAACCAATTTTTGATTTGGTTGATAACCAAATTTATGGAGTCACATCATGATTGAATCTAAAGAGCTGCTTCCTGCTCCGCAGGATGTAGGGCAAGCGCTGGCCTACGCACAAGAACTGTCCAAGTCTGAGCTATTGCCGGCCATTTACAAAGGCAAGCCGCAAAACATCCTCATTGCGATGATGTGGTCGAAATCCATCGGCATGCCGACCATTCAAGGTTTGAATTCAATCGCCGTTATCAATGGCAGACCCAGCTTGTATGGTGACGCTTTGAAGGCTCTTGTGATGTCTAGCGGGCAATGTGAAGACTTCGAAGAGAGTTTCGACGAAAAGGCGTACACAGCAACATGCAGGATCAAGCGTCGCGGCATCCCGTCGCCGACAGTAGCTACGTTCTCATATGAAGAGGCTGGCACGGCTGGCTTAACAGGAAAAACTGGACCGTGGAAACAATATCCAAAACGCATGTGCCAGATGCGCGCACGTGCGTTTGCGATACGCGACGCTTTCCCAGATCTCTTGATGGGCATTGCGGTCGCTGAAGAGCAGCAGGACGCGATGGGCGTGGAAGACGCTTCCTATGAACACCCCGAACCCGTTGCTGAGAAAAAGATGCCGCGCCGCAAGAAAAAGGAAGTTTCGCCGGAGGTTGTGGACGTAGCTGAACAGCCGGCCCCTGCTGCCGAAAAGGCAGACGTTCAGGCGGTTGATGAGGCCCCCGCAAAAAGTGACGTGGAACAGGCGCCAGAAACGGTTGAGGCGATTCCAGAAATGGATGAGGCGTCAGAAACGGTTGAGGCGATTCCGGAAATGGATGAGCCGCCATTCGAAGGCGCGCAGAGCGTCTCGGAGTTCATGGCGAAAATCGACGCGGCCAACAGCTACGAGGAAGTCGTAGCGATCTGGAAGACTACGCCGGCTGATATTCGCCCTGTGATTCTGGAGGCATGCGCGAAGCGCCGAGATCAGCTTCAAGCAACTTCGAAGAGGAACCCATGATGTCAGACATCATCATCACTGGCGACATCACAGAGCCTGAGTTCGACGAAGACGGGCATGTGTATATGGTTGACGGTCGTCCGGTTCCGTCAGTTACGCAGGTCATGAGGCCTCTAACTCAGCAGGCATACGCGAGCATTCCCGCCGAAACGCTGAGGCTGGCAGCCGAGCGCGGGACAGCAGTTCACGCATGCACAGAGTATGACGACGCAGGCGAGCTCGATGAGGCATCGGTTGAAGACGGCTGGAGACCGTACCTAGAAGCGTACCGAAAGTGGCGCGCTGACGTGAAGCCTCAGATTGATGCGGCAGAACTGCGTCTCGGGTGCAAAAAGTACTGCGGGACTATTGATCGCCTCTGCACGATCAATGGCGAATCGTGGGTGATCGACCTGAAAACTACGAGCGAAATTCATCCGCACGTCGGTGTGCAGTTGGCTGCGTATGAGGCTCTGGCCGCCGCGAAGTTTGGAAAGCATTTCCGGCGAGGCGCGCTACAGCTGAGGTCTGATGGGACCTATCGGTTTACCGAGTTCGTTAGCTACCTCGACGCAGTTTGTTTTGCCGGTTTGCTCAGCATTAATTATTGGGAAGCGAAAAATGACTACTGAAACAATTTCTCTGGCGATGCCAGAACAATCGGCCTTGATTGCAGAGGCCGACGACGCTAAGAGCACTGCGGACTTCCTTGTCGTCACTGATGAAGAAAGTCTAAAGATTGCCAAGGACGAGATGAACGCGATGACCAAGCGCATGAAGGCGCTTGATGCGAAGCGGAAGGAGATCACGAAGCCGCTCGACGACGCGAAAAAGGCTGTAATGAACCTTTTCAAGCCGCCGATCGACACGTATCAAGGCGCGATCAACGTCATCAAATTCGGGATTGCACGATATGTCGAAGATCAGGAGCGTATCGCCGCCGAAGCTCGAATGAGAGCAGAAGCAGAGGCCGCCGCCGCGCGTGCCGCTCTTGAGGCCAAGGCTCGCGAGGCCGAGACACCGCAAGAGGCAGAAGTGATCAAAGAGGCTGCCGCGCTTGTCGTGCCAGCAGCCGTTACGGCGAAGCCCGCCGCTAAGGTAAGCGGCATGAGTACGCAGAAGGTGTGGAGAGGACGCGTCGTTGACATGGGCGCTTTCCTTGCACACGTAGCTATACATCCAGAATGCTTCGACTTAATCGAAGTGAAGCAAGGCGCACTCGACCGATTTATCCGCGCTACTGGCGGAGCAGTTGCAATCCCCGGCGTTGAGACGCATCAGGAAACAATCGTCTCCTCTCGCGGTTGACCGTTTTTCCGCCCTGCTACTTGAGGCGAACGTAATGACTTCCCGAGCGGCGGGGCGGATTCTTAATTGGGGAAATCGGGTGACGCAGATATTTCCGAGTTTCGCTGACCCTTCGGCGAAATCACACAAGGGCGGGCATCTGCATTGCAGGCAGGCATACGATGCCAACTCCAACCCGCCCTCCCCTATCCACATTCCGCAAAAGAAGACGCGCCGAAAGGCGCAAAGGCGAAATCATGGAAGAAGACGATATGTTCTCAGATGAACGCGATTTTCGCGTGACGCATAGAGAATTAGCACGCAGGGTAGGCGTTAAACCTGATGAGCTCCTGGACATGCTTGAAACCCTAGATATTTGTAGGCTAGGGTTAATCAAAATGCGCGGCGGCCTTTGTTTTACTGAGAAGCAGGCGGAAATCATTGTTCATAACTTTGACTTCTTTCGCCGGATGCACGTGGACTACGTCAAACGACTTCTTAATCGCGGGTTAGCAGGATGAGGACTTGTATCGTCTTGCGTTCGAGACGCAGCCGAAGAAGATCCGGCGGCGCCTACATAAAAAGAAGGAAGTCAAATGAAAAGGGATTGGGACATTGTCAGGGAAGTGCTTGAGGCCGTGGAGAGCGGTGATGTTGCTGGGTATATCCGTTCTGAAGAATTCCGAACGCGATTTCCAGCCAACCCGCCGGCCGACTTCTTGGGCCACGTCGAAATCTTGATAGATGCAGGGATCATCAAAAACGCGTGTGTGAAAAGAAACCCCGACGGAGGGTTCGGGTTTTGGGACTTTCGCGGTGCGTTTGTCACGATGCAAGGACACGACCTGTTAGATGCTATGCGCAACAAAGAGTTGTGGCAACGCGTGAAATCGAAATCGCTTCACACTGGAATTTCGTTGTCTTGGGAATTTATCAAGGCAGCCATCCCTGTTGTAATCACAGAGGTTTTAACCAAATGAAAACCGAAAGACTTATCGCGCTGAGCGAATCCGAATCTGCACTTCTGTCTAGGCTGTCCATTTTGCCGGTCAAGATTCTTAGCCAGATCCCGCCCGATGTTCTCAAAAAAGCAACTGAGAAACTGATCGAGAATGGGTTGTTGGAGCCTGAAGACATCCCGACCCAAGAGGATATGGAAGCCTTGGACAGGCTTGCCGACAGAATCGGAATCCCCTCACTGAAGGACGTCATGATGAATTGAACCATCAAGCGCAGGGGCGTTTATGAACAATCAAATCCTTCTAACAACTTTTTCGGGTATAAGTCGTTTACGGATAACCCGCTGCCTAAACAAAAGACGGTCAACTAACCGAGGATAGACGTGTACAGTGAGAGACTTTAACGGCTTCCTAGGGTTGATTTTGAAACAGATCGCTGGCCGGAATGGGGCAAACTCACCATTCTTCTTATAAGCAACCGCATTTTCTTCGGATGGAATAATTTTTGGCGCATATACAAATTTACGCCATACGAGAGCCTCATTGTCTACTGGTGGGAGGCCGAACTCTGCTGAGGTGAAGGTTTCTGAAACGTCGCAACCAGAAACGCCAATCTTGAAAATTTCGTAATCCTCAGATGCAGGGATAAAAGTTAGAGTCAACTTATAGAAATTTGATGTTGGCGATGGATCATCAAGCCTCAATTTTATTTCTGGAGTCTGTCGAAGCATTTTTTGAGCATACATAAGGTAAGCAGTTATTCCAGTAAATACGGCTGTAGCTATAGTAGATATGACAACGAACATGTGTTCTCGGTGAGTGGTAATGGTGAGTGAAGTGAATTTACTATCTTACCGAGGACACTACCTTTTTGACACGCGCCTCCAGATCGAGTACTCTTCCCCTGTCAGCGCGAAAGCGGCGCTGATCGGGCCGCAATAGCGGCTTTTTTCGTATTTGCCTCTAGGGGAATGAAATGAAGCGAGATCTTAAGACCCTCGTGACGCTGCTTGAAAGAATCGAAGACGATAACCTTGAGCAATTCATTGATCACCCCCTTGGAGAAGACATTGACGAGCGCAAACTTGGGAAGCTCATCTCCAACAAGCGGCAAATCTTACTTGGTCACCTCCTTCTGCTTAAGGAGGCTGGGTACACGGGACACTTGACTGTTACGGTCAACGAGGGTGAGGACGGCCTAGAGCTTTGTTGTTCGATCCCCCGCCTAACCATGAAGGGACACGACTTGCTTGCAATGCTTCGTTCAAAAACTCTTTATCAGCGAATGAAAGAGATTCTTGATGGCACCGGTCTGCCCCTTACATCGGATACGCTGGACTTGATTCAACATGAGGCCTCTGACGAGTTGATTCGAGAGTGGGCATCTAAGAAAAAACTCCAATCTTGATCACATTGACGAAAGCGCCTTGGTTCGGGTAACATCCTGCGCAATGCTTCACATGAAGCAGGACGGGATTGGCGTCCCGAACTTCAAGGCGAGCGATGACAAGCCGCCTACCCGTTGGAAAGCGGCTTTTTTGTTGTCCTCGTCAAGGGGGTGCTGAAACGACACCCCCTTTGCAAGCCTTCGATTTACGGTGGGGCTTGCGGGCCTCGAAAGAGGGCCGGGACCTTGAAGCCGGTACGCCAACCCGCAAGCCCTGCCACCCGATTGGCGTCGGGAGCAGGTACGAAACTGCACTTCAAGGAGGCTTCAATGCAAGCTATGAGTTTCTCATTTGAGAACATGCCCGTGCGAACGCTCGGCAATCCCGAAACCCCGCTTTTCGTCGCCATCGACGTAGTGAAAGCCTTGGGATTCAAAGACACGATCAACCCGATCAAGCGTCACGTCGACCCCGAGGACCTGATCAAGGTCGAAATCGAAACCGCAGGGGGTCGGCAGACCGTCAACGCCGTCAACGAATCGGGTCTCTACGCCCTGATCTTCGGATCAAAGCTCGATACCGCCAAGCGCTTCAAGCGCTGGGTCACTTCTGAAGTTCTGCCGGCGATTCGTCGCACGGGACGATACGAATCTGCTCAGTCCGCGCTCATCACGACTACAGAGCAGTACGAGATCCGAAAGGCTATCAAATCGCGCGCTAAGAACTCATCGGTTCACTACCAGACGGTCTACAACGCTCTTTACGACTACTTCAAGATCGCGAGCTACAAAGACCTGCGGCACGATCAGATGAAAGCTGCACTCGCGCTCATCGAAACCTGCACGCTTAAACCGCAGCTTTCGGCGCCGACAATCCCAGAAGGGTCGATCATCTTGTCTGATAAGGATGCTGAAGCCCTGCTCACTTTCATCTATTACGTGAGGTTTTTGTTTTTGAACGTCTTTAGATCTATGGCATTTTGCGAATTATGGATTCGCCCTTTGCCGGAAAGTTTTGGGACGCCTTTAATGAAGTCCCTTGGTGGCGCATCCTAGAGATTCTTGCCAAGCACGGACACGACATTAACGACATGCAATGCTATCAGCACTGGTTGGCACAGCAACCAAAGCGCACGGCCGCATAAGGAGGTGCCCGTATGAACGCCTTAACAACCACAGGGTTAACACAAGATATGGTATGTGCAAAATTTGCACATACTACCTTTGATAGGCAAATTCAAGATACTTAGCGCTTAACCGCGTAAGCGATCTGCATAGCGCCGTAGAATGAGAAGGCCCCCGGTACGAAGCATGAACCGGAGGCCTAACGAATATCCCTAACGAGGACGTATGAATCATACCGAAAATCTTCCAGCGCAGGAAGTCGTCGGCGCAACCCCGCCTGACTTCGATGCTATCCGCCATTTCGATGAAAACGGCGTGGAGTACTGGCTTGCTCGAGAGCTCTACCCTCTCCTTGGATACAGTCGGTGGCAACGATTCCTGCCTGTCGTTACGAAAGCCAAAGAGGCCTGCGTTTCCTCAAACATCAACGTCGAAGACCATTTTACCAACATGGGTAAAATGGTCGGACTCGGTAGCGGAGCTACTCGAGAGCTCGAAGACATCGCCCTCTCTCGCTACGCCTGCTACCTGATCGTCCAAAACGGAGATCCGACCAAACCTGTGATCGCGGCAGGTCAAACCTACTTCGCCATCCAGACGCGACGCCAAGAGATCGAAGACCAAGAAGCTTTCGTCGAGCTCAATGACGATCAAAAGCGGCTTTTGCTACGCCGAGAGGTTGCCGAGCACAACAAGCGACTGGTCGACGCCGCGCACGACGCGGGCGTTATCGACGCGATGGACTACGCCATCTTCCAGAACTACGGCTACAAGGGGCTGTACGGTGGACTCGGACAACGCGAGATTCATGCAAAGAAAGGTCTGAAAAAGTCGCAGAAAATCCTTGACCACATGGGCCATGAGGAACTCGCCGCCAACCTTTTCCGAGCCACCCAGACGGAAGCAAAGCTGAGGCGCGAAGGAATTCAAGGGAAATCGCAGGCCAACCAAACGCATTTCGGGGTTGGTCGAGAGGTTCGCGAGACAATCAAGCGACTCAGCGGGACCATGCCGGAAGACCTGCCAACCCCCGAGAAAAGCATCAAGCAGCTTGAACGCGAAGAACGGAAGCGGCTTGAGGAGAAAGACCGTGACAAGGAAGAGCGGTAATGCAATCTCTCCGTCTCCTGCTCTGGGTTACGCCAAACGGGCTCTAGTCCAGCGTCCGGCACACATCGCCATATGATGTGAAATCAACAACCACCAAGGCCTCCGAGGAATCGGGGGCTTTTTCTTTTGGAGCATTCTCAATGAATGAACTGATTCAAACATTCAAGTTCGAAGGCTCGAACCTTCGTGTCATCGTCGAGAACGGTGAGCCCTGGTTCTGCGCAATTGACGTGTGCAAGGCTCTCGGGTACTCAAACACCCGGGACGCACTCCGAAACCATACCAAAAACAAGGGAGTCGTGAAACACGACACCCCTACTAAAGGTGGCGTCCAACCCCTCGCATACCTAAATGAAGGGAACCTCTACCGTCTTGTCATGCGCTCCAAGCTCGAAAGCGCAGAACGGTTTCAGGATTGGGTGTGCGGGGAGGTACTGCCAACGATCAGAAAAACGGGGTCGTACGGAACGCGTCAAACGCCATCCCTCCCCGACTTTACAAATCCAGCGATAGCCGCACGCGCATGGGCAGAGCAGTACGAGCTTCGACAGGCTCTTGAGCACAAAGTGAGGCAGGACGCCCCAAAGATCGATTTTGCCGAGGCGGTCACTGCATCAGATGCCGAACACACCATCACCGAAGCGTCAAAAACGCTCGGCATCCGTCCAAAGAAATTTTTTGATTGGCTTCGCGCGAACGGCTTTATCTATAAACAGGGCACGCAAGCCATGCAGTTTTCTATCAACAAAGGGCTGATGGTGACGCGTTTTCATTCTTTCACGCATTCCGATGGTGAAAAGGATCAGAAAACACACGCGCACGTCACCGGAAAAGGGATCTTTTACTTCTATCGACGGTTGTTGCAAGAAGGCTTGATCGCTCGAAATCCCAACCTAGAACTGACAGCGTAAACACAGAGAGATAGATGAACCAAGAAGATAAAGAAGAGCTGATCGAAATGATCGAGTATTTCTTTGGTCTCCCCAGACCGATTATTAATGCATATTGCGAAAGAGACGCCTCTACTGCAAGAGAACTCATTCGTCTTTATGCGCATGCGCAGGGAATGTCCACTGAAAGTCTTTTGGCTGCATCAAGGATAACGAAAAACGCATCTGTGTTTATGTTTTTTCTCGCAGAGACTATGCAGGGAATAGCTGCCAAAAGCGAGGCTGCGAATGACGAAGCTTGATCCGAGAATCAAGGCGATTGCCGACAGGTCAGGTTTTGACCTGATTTTCTCGCGTGCGGCAGAGGAGTTTGCGGAAGCGTCCGCAGCGCTTCTGCAATACCGCCGAGCAACGTATTTCGGAGACGGAGACGCTAGTGAGAAATTCAAGGAGATGGTTTCGGAGCTGGCGGACTGCCAAGTAATGCTTGAGCAGATCTTATACATCCTCCCAGAGCTTCAAGAAAAAATTAAACAAGTCCGCGATTTCAAAATCGAGCGCACTTTGGAGCGCTATGGAATCAACATCGAAAAGGAAAACGCAAATGACTGAAGAAAAGATTGATCTCGTCAATCATCCGGCTCATTATGAAAAGTACCGGATCGTACTGGAGCCGGTCGACCTAACCGAGACCCTTCCCCACCCGCTCGCATCGGCCGTCGAATACATCCTTAGATCGCCGTACAAGGGCTCCGAAAAACTAGATATCAAAAAAGCCATCTGGTGGTTGAATAGATATCGAGATAGTAGGTGTGCCGGCTTTGAGGATATGCTGCCACCGCGGACGGCGACCATGATGGACTTGTTTCGCTATAAATGTGAAACGCTGAGTTTTCTCGTTATACGAGATGAAGATAATCTTTTCGTGACATCCGAAACGATAAATCGAACCATCGAAAAGCTCGAAAAGCGAATCGCCGAGATCGAAAAAGATGATTAAGAACTTTCTACGCGTGCTTTTCACGCCGAGTGTGTGGATCCGGAACCACCCGACCGATGAGGGCGTCGATGCGTTCTTTCACGTCCTGCTAGACAACCTCGATGAGGTCAAACTCATCTCGTGCACTCACTATTGGATTCGGCTCGAGTTTCGCGGAATTGTCTACGACTTTTGGATAGCGAATCGCTTCTATGCATTTCTTTCGGAGACTACCGCTTATGAAAGTATTGACGAAAAGAATATGCGGAAGCTCTATAAGGTCCGCAACAAACTGCCGAGCCGCGCGACGGCATTCGCCTTTTACGATGCTTTCCGCGACGTAATTCAGCAAGCCGAAGACTGGAATTACGCCGGGCTTAAGAGCATGGCAGAAGTGGTTAACGAGGAGAAAAAAGATGAAACCGCGAAAAACTAGCCTACTCCCAATTGCTCGTGGCCGCGGCGCTGAAAGAATCGTCGTGGTTCAAGGTGAAATTCCTCATATCGGCGAAGAGAGCGTTAAATTTGTGCAGCTTCAATTGCAATGGGACTCGAAGGAATACGGCGTTGAAAACGTTCATTCCGCCTATCTCTCAGCCGAGAATGTCGACGAACTCATCGACCTTTTGGTGAAAGCTAAGAACAGAGTTCCAGTTTGGAGCGATGAAGATGAAGATTAAGACGATATGCGTCACGCTTTCGGAGGCTGAAATGAACGACTTTCGAAAGGTCGCCGAGGCAAAAAGCATTTCCATGAGCGTGCTGGCGCGGCGGATTATTCGGGACTGGTTGAAAAGCCCTGAAGTGCAGGCGAAGCTCGCTAAGGAGGAGCGGCGGATCAGTCGCGACTGGCTGAGAAGTCCCGAAGTACAGGCGCAGCTTGCCAAGGACGTAGAAGAACGATTTTTAACGGAGAAATGGATATGACAACGTTCGAGACTATCGTAGGCATCTGCTCTCTACTCGCCTGCATCGGCCTAATCCTGTTTGCAAATCAGGACGTCTTAAAAGTATCTGAATCTGTCGTCCTGGGGTTTGTAGTCCCGATCCTCTTTTTAATCGCATACAGCGCGTGCTACAGCATCTTTGAGTTTGCGTACTGGTTGTGGAAGCTTACGCCGTGGAGCAAGTGACAAATGCCGCAAAGTAAAGCTGAAGCCTTCCTCGCTAAGGACGTAGAAGAACGATTTCTCGCGGAGAAGAACGATGAACTTTTATGACCTCACCATTACCGAGCTGAGAGACGAAGCAAACAAGATACGTCAGTACCTGCCCTTCGCCGATCTTGATTTGTGTAAAGAACGAGCTGAAGAGCTGATTGAGGAAGGTGAAGACCTTAACAACACGATTGCATATATCTGCATACTCGAATGTCGAATCCAACAGCTCGAAAAGGATAAAGATGAAAACGCCTAGAGTTCTCGATCCTTGCTGCGGTAGCCGTAAGTTCTACTTCGACAAAAAGTCGGAGGTGGTGCTGTACGGAGACATTCGCGAGGATAGCTACGTCCAGTGCGACGGACGGACGCTTGAAATAGCGCCGGACCAACAAATGGACGTCACAGATCTGCCCTTCGAAGATGAGAGCTTTTCTCTCGTCATCTTCGATCCGCCGCATCTTAGAAATGTCGGCGAATCGAGCTACATGGGTCAAGCTTATGGCCGACTGCCTCCAGACGTCGCCAAATTCTTAAAAAGCGGTTTCGATGAGTGCTGGAGAGTACTAAAGCCAAACGGCACACTGATTTTTAAGTGGGGAGCTAAAGATTTCAAGCTCCCCTTTGTTTTGCAAACGATCGGAAGAAAACCCCTGCTGGGCAACCGCAAGCCCGCAACCGAAACTTACTGGATGGTTTTCTTCAAGTCTCAGGATGTCAAAAATGAAATACCGACTTAAGGACAAAGAGCTGCAAGCCAAACTCGAGGCAATTGAGCCGGAGTTTGGTGAGATGCTATCTGGTTACTTTGGAAATAGAAGCGACAAGACCTGTCTTGCACTTTATCTATGCAACGGGATAGATATGACGCTTTTCATCAGAAATTCGGCCATTGAAGAAGTACGTGAGTACGATCCCAAAGCGTGGAATGAGTGGCCGGCTGAAGATCCGCCTGTAGATGGATATTATCGGGTTGAGTACATACACAATCAGCAATTAGTAAAAGATGTATGGGTGTGGCTCGATTGTTCGTGGGTTCGTGACTGTTCCAACTTCCCTAGTGCTTGGAAGCCAGACTTTCAAGATGTTCGCTTCAGGCCGTGGGACGACGCGCAATGA